GGAATTACAATCTTAGGAGAATCTTCTACTGGAAGCTTTACTGCATCTTTGTTCTTTCTCTCTATTGTTAATCCTTCTGTTACTAAGGAGAATTTACTTTCAAAGTTGAATCCTTTCTTTACATCATCCCACACAAGAATCTGAGAATCTAAAGAGACTGTTTGATATGGGAAACCTTTCTTGTCATCAAATGCTTTACCATCTAGTATTGATGTCTTTCTAATTGTTTTAAGTCCTTGTACAAGTAATCCTTTACCAGTACCTCCCTCTGCGAAATCAGATATAACCTCATCATTTAATATGATAGCTTTGTTGTTCATCTTATTCTTATAGGTAGATATAAGATATCCAATAACACTTTCTAAAGCATCTGGGTTTTTATTAGAAACATTAGATACAAAGGTTTGGTAGTCATTACTAAAGTCTTTGTGTTCTACATAGTCTCTTTTAAGTATTTGAGATTCCCATACATAACCCTCAACATCTACATAGCCAATAAGATTAGCTTGTTCTTTTGTAACCTCTAGTATTCCGTTTTGATATGCTATAAAAGATTTCTCTTTCTCATCTCTAAGCATTCTCAGCTCAATAGATTTAAGCATTAGTAAATAAGTCTCAGAGAATAATAAAGCATAGTTTACACATAGCTTCCAAACCTCTATCTCTTTTTTATCTAGTAAATGGTCAAGTACATAATCTTTTATAATTTCTACTGATGTCTCTCTTACTATATTAGACTTTATAGATACCCAAATAGGCTTCTTTGCACCTTCTGGAAAGTATTTATTAAAGCCTTTACCCTCTAAGAAAATCTTGTACTTGTAAGCATCAATTTTTATATCTCCATTCTTATTAAGAAACCAAAACTGAATAACCTCTTTATCATCTTTTATTTTTTCGTAAACCTCTTCTGATATTTTATGTTCTTTTAAAACAAAGTCTTTACCATTTTTAAGGTCTTTTTTAATGTTGGTTATTTTGTTGTAATCTTCAAAGTATTTGGAGTTTGCTATCCTACTTTTATAAGCATTTCGTATCGTGTTTTGCTTTGACTTCTCGTCTTTACATCTACCTTTTACAATCTCAGACATTATGTATTGGTCTGCTGCACTTTCAGAAACTCCATACTCACACATTGCACCAGCTAAATCAAAAACATAATTATTCATTTCGCCCTCTACAAAGTCTTTCTTCCAACCAAAACTCATTATCCTATTAATAATGGTATCATCTGATTCTAGTTTCAAGAGAGGTGTTCTTAATGCTGCTTGATAACCTTCGTCTATTATTTCAGTATTAAAACATTCAGCTTCATAATTGACATAGATATCTGGATCGTAAGATTCAAAACAAACTCTATCTACATTGGAGTTTGAGATATCGAAATAATCATATTTAAACTGCTTGTTAAATGCTTTAAAATATTTAGGGTGTGTTTCTTCATTTAAAGTATCTGGTACTCTAACAACTGCTTTTAAACCATTTCCACTAGGAGAAATGAATAATAAAACAACGTGCTTGTTTTGTTTTAGGATAGCTTGTTGTTCTTTTAGTATATCTGTATTTGGGAACTTGTCAAAATCTAAGACCATAAGACCAGAATGAGATACTAATCCCTTTCTGTTTCTTTCAGAGAATACACCAGAAAAAACTATTGATGGTAATCGTTTCTTTTTCTCTTTATCTCCATTTCTTATCAGGTCGATTTTGTTTTTTGAAGTCCCTTTTTTTATCCTTTCAACGATTTTTTCCAAAGAAAGTACAAACGGAACGTCCGATGCTTTGAATAAATCCTTAAAAACTGATACTTTTTGGTCTTTCATTATTGATTTTTTATTTGGGTTTCGAACTTTCGTCCTTTGTAAAACTCTGTACCCCTAGTAAACACTAGGTCAGTGCGAAAGTTCGTTTTGCTAAGGTGTTTTATACCCCCCTCCTATTTTTTTTTATTATTTTGGGGGGGTCTCATAGTCCATACTAAATCGAACTTTCGACCTTTACATCTTTTCAAGGATATTTACGAACTGCTGGTTTGTAATTTTATGGATGCTTTTTACTTTATTATTCATCCAATCCAAGAAACTTTCCATTCTGTCTATTTTACTTTTCATTTTCTTGCTATTTCGTAACCTCTATCCAAACCTTTTGAATACTCTTCAGTTGCTAATTCACACAATATGTTATTCAATTCAGTAAATTGTTCTGTATTTAAGTTTAGGTTTAAGGCTTCTTTTCTTTCAAATGCTTTTATTAAGTTTGATGCTTTATCTGATGTTTCTGCTGACATAGTTTTTATTTTACGATTAATGAGCTTTTTGTATAACTTACTTTAGGTACTTCGACTTCTTCTCCATCTTCTGTTCCTACAAGTAATCTTCTTTGGATTGCATGATATGCTTGTTTACTTCTTTCTTCTACTTCCTTTTTCTTTTTCTCTAAGTCTTGCCATTCTTCAATGTGCTTAAAAGAAAATCTTATACCTCCGTTTCTTTTTTCAAAAAAGAATCCAGAATCTTCAAAAGTTTTTTCAGAGTAGTTGTCAGCTTCATCAAAAGCTATTTCTTCAATTTGCTTTATAGCTTGTGTGTATAATGCTTGACATTTTTTTAGGTTTCCATAAGTAGAGAGGGCAGCAATATTGCCCTCTTCTACCTCTGTTAATAAATGAGCAACTTCTTGCTCACGCATCTGGAAGAATAAATCTTTAGACATATTAAAAGTCTAAAGATTCTAATGCTTCAACTCCATCTAACTCTGCAACATCTTCAACCACTACATCTTTTGCAAAATATGTAGTTAAGTAGTTTTCAAGTTCTGTTGCTTTTGCTTTTACAGTCTTAAATTCATTTTCTGATAAAGATGTATTAAAGACAAAGTTTGGTGTAGAGTATTTTACCATACCTTTCTTGTGATCCTCAGCAGATTCAATAGATATCCACTCATCACTTAATCTTTTCCAAGCTCCTTTCTCAACCAGCTTACTCCATTTACTAACTGCTGCACCCTTTAAAGAAATATTAATTAACTCTCCTTCTTTGGTTACTGCGTAAATAGATTTGTGATAGTTACCACCAGCAGCATTTACTGCTCCTTTGATGTCTTTGTAAAGACCTTTGGCAATGATTCTACCCTTGTAAGAACGAACCTCCATTTCTTCTGTGCCAATTTGTAATACCTCGTTAGAGTATATTCCAGTCTGGTCAGAATCAGAGAACCCTTTGATACAATGATACTCTTCTAATACAATAAATGTAATAGGCAGTTTTACCTCTACATTTTGCTTAGTTTCTTTGTCGTAATACGCAAAAGACTTGTTGTTACTTTTCCACTCTAAAAATTTAGACGTTGGATTTACACTTGTTTGTATTTCTCTTTTAAGAAATCCCATAATAATAATTATTAATTAATGTGAATGATTTGTTGTGGCATCCACTTCCACGTTAAATAAAAATTGTTGTGCTTTCTGTATTTCTAGCTTTGAAAACTTTTCTTTGTTTTGAATTATGTATTCAGCTAATTTTTTTTGGGGGTTTTGCATTTTATATTTTTAACATTTTTCTAACTAGCACTACTGCTTCTTGTTTTGTTAAGTGATTGCTAGTCTTTTTTTTCTTAGTAAGGCTTGGATTCTCCCCTAAAACTAATCGAGCCTTGCTCTTAGCTTCATCAGAAAGAGTAGGTAATAGATTGATTATATTTTGTTCTAGGGGAGACATAGAGCTAAAAAGGAAGTTTAGATCCCTGAACTTCTAAAACTCCGATTAACTCATCCAAGCAACCCAAATTATATTTGTATGCGATTGCAGCAATTGCTATTTCTTGTTCATCAGTTTGAGCATCATGAAATGCTTTGTAAACTATATTGTTAAGGGTTTGATTTGATTTACTAGCTTTTGATAAACTTGTACTTCTAAGTTGTTCGATAATGTTTGGCATAATTATATAATTGAAAATTCAAGGTTTTTTTCTATTGTATCGTATATTTTTTCATCTGGAAAAATTTCTCCAGCATCATCATACATTGATATGCTGATGGAGCTAACTCTATTAAACTCGTAATTCTCTTCATTCAACCAAACAATATCAACCTCTCCAAATACCTCAAATAAGTATTGGCTTGTGTTAAATTGTTTGTAAAAAGAAACAGAATCAATAGTGCTTCCTTTATAAGATGCTCTGTCTATTCTTATGAAGCAGTTTTGTAGAATTTGTTGGTGTGTTTTTTCAGAGATTTGTAGGGAAATTTCTTTCATTTTGGGTTTTTATTTTGTATATTTACTAACAATCTTTCAACAAAGATACGATACTTTACGATACAAAACGATACTTTTTAAAAAAAATAATAAAAATGACTTTTGAAGATAGTATTATCTACCTAAAAGATAAAGGGTTTTCAGCTTACGAAATCCACAACAACACTGGTTTAAATGAGGCTGGGGTTAGAAAAATACTTAGCAATAAAGTTGCTAATCCACAAAGAAAAACCAAAGAAATTATTATTGATTTTGCTACTAAGGCGATGGAAAACGATACTAATAATATAACTTTAGGGACTGAGGAAAGAATCAAAATGCAAGATTTAGCATCTGATGTAATAAAAAACCACCATAAACTTTTACAGACAGAAATCTATGGTTTATGGTTTGAAGTTGAAAGTCAAAAAAGAGCTATTCAAATTTTGAAAGAATAATATTTAATTGTTTTTTTCCTACTTTATTTTTTAATTTTTCAATAATTTTTTTATTTTTTTTTACTATTTCTTTGTAATAATCTGGATCAGATTTAATATTTTTCAATAACTTAAATTTTTTATCTAATATATTAATTTCTATAATAGGGGATAAATAATATTTATTTTTAAATATTATCTTTTATAGCAATTTTTATAGTCAGAGGGTTTTAGTACTATTTTTTAATATTGTAAACAAAAATATTTACTTTTAGCAATATAAGAAAAAAGCAACAAAGTTGCATAAAAAAAGTACGTTATTTAGTTGTCATTAATCATAAATCGACAATGTATAAAGTCAATGTTTATAGGGGTTTGTAAATCTGCCGTAGGATTCATAACCCTGAGGTCACGGGTTCAAATCCCGTCTTCGCTACAAATAAAAAAGTAAACATAACTCTTTGTATTAAAACGATTTAGGTGTAAAATTTAAATCGTTTTTGCATGAAGAAAAACAAAAAAATACTTCAAAAATACGTTGTAGAGTACGCACTAGATGTTTTAAAAAAAATGCAAAAAAAATACACTATTTCTTTTTATACTGGAGGGGTAAACGTCAATGAATGGAAAGATTTAAGTAAAAGTGAAAAAACAAAAGCACTTAAAAAATCTTGGTATTTAAGATGGTCTTTTAGAAATCCAAATACAAACAAACTAGAAAGGCAAAGTCACTTAAAAGGAGGGGTTAATAAATTAAAAAAGTTTGAGGATAGAATAAGACATTTAAAAAATTTAAAGTTTGGATTAGAGACTGCAATTAATAATGGTTACTCTCCTTTTAATTTAAATGATTTTGAAGATGAAAAAAAAGCACATACTATAAAAGAAGCATTAGAGTTAGCTTATGAGCATTGTACTTTATCTGTTTCTAAAATAACATCTAAAGACTACTTCCATACAAAGAACCAATTTTTAGACTTTCTTAAATACGATCAAACCAAAGACATAAACGATTTAACAAAGTCTGTTGTTCTTAAATTCTTAAATAAAAAACTAAAAGAAACATCTGCAAGAACACGCAACAACTCAAAAGCATCTTTATCAGCTCTGTTTACTATAATGGAAAACAAACTTAATTTAATAGATAGAAATTTTATTAAAGATATAGGTAACGAAAAGACAAAACCAAAAACAGATAGAACCTTTACAAAAAAAGAATTAAAAAATATTGTAGAGTATTTAAAAAATAAAGACCCCTACCTATTATTGTATATAAAATTTGTAGCCTATTCTTTTTTAAGACCAGTAGAGGTAAACAGATTAAAAGTAAAAGATGTAAACCTAGAAGAAAGTCTTTTATATTTTAAAGCTAAAAACAAACCTCAGAAAACAAAACGCATTCCTAGTATATTTATAGAGGATGTAAAAGCTATGAATTTACACCTATATAATAAGGAGTACTTCCTATTTACTTTAAAAGATAAACCAGCAGAATGGAATACAGACGATAATACAAGAAGAGATGCATTTAGTAAACGATTTAAAAAAGTAAAAAATAAATTTAATTTAGGTAAAGAATATGGTTTGTATTCTTTTCGTCATTCTTTCATTACAAATCTTTTTAGGTATTTAAGAACTACCGAAAACAAAAGCTACTCAGAAGCTATAAAAGAACTGCAACCAATTACTGGTCACGAAACACAACAAGCTCTTGAAATGTATATCCATAAAATCGATGCTGACATTCCAGAGGATTGGTCTGAGAAAATAGACTTTATACTATAAATGCATTGGCTCGTTAATTGCGTAGTTACCTCCAAACACAACCGCACAACCAATAGCTGGTTTTTTAAAGTTCTTGCCATAAGCCATAGCATAAGATGTATTGTCTATCCCACAACCAACTGCACACCCAAAGACTTTAAAATTAGCACCAACTGCAAACTCAGTAAACATTTCTGTATGCCTATGCCCTTGAACAGTTGACTGCATATCATCTTTTGCTTTCTTTGTAGCTCTACCTGACTCTCCGTGAATATATTGTACATTATCATAAACAAAACGAGTATCAAAATTCCAATTAGGAGTTTCTAATACCTCTCCAAATGTTTTAACCCATCTTTTAGGAACACCAGATGCAAATGCTTTACGAGATATAATTCTATCGTGGTTACCAATACAAACGTCAGCTATTGGGAAAGCCTTATACCATCTTGACAATTTATAAATAGCTAAATCAAGTTCATCTCCCCCACCCATTCCATCTGGGTCTGGATCGTGAAAAGAAGAATAATGATTATCAATAACATCTCCTATAAATATTACCTTGTTACAATTGTGTTTTGCGTAAACATCTTTGCAATGTTTTAAATAACCTTCTAAACAAAATGGCTCATGTAGGTCTCCAATAACTAAGATGCGTTGTTGGTCTTGTATTAAATTCTTGTAGGCTTTTAATATTTTTCCTTTAAGTCTTGGTCTCTCTTCTTTTCCCATATATATATAATGGAAAAAGGGCTTAAATTTATTTTATTTTCTTATTTTTTCTAGTGTTCTAGCACCAAAATAACCACCATAAACAAGCATAAGTAGATTTCCAAGTAGTGAGATCCATTGTTGGTCTATATTAAAAGATTGCAAAGAGCTATCTAAAATCACATAAATAAAAAGAGACAAGGTTAAAAAAGCAAGGCTAAAAGGTCTTATGTTTTTAGTAAGAAATGAATCTGCTTTATTATCTGATTCCCAACGTTTAGTAACCTCTTGCATCTCTATAACGTCTTGTTCTAAATCAGCTAACATCATTTCCTTATCTTTTGCTGGTATATCTTTGTCTTTTGATATAGCTTTTATAACGTCTATCGGATTACCTCCATCAATAGCAGCAACAATTGTTTCTCCCATTGGAATATTGTTCTTTACAACACCTCTCCAAAGGTTACCAAAGAATGTACCTTTACCTCCGTTCTTTCTTAGTTTAGCATCACTCATATTAGTATGTCCAAATTACTTGTTGAGATTTGTCTTTATCGTCATCAACGTGAATAAATGTATCTGCAATACCAATACGATTAAAACCAACGTGCATAAGAGCATTTAAGACTTTGTATCTAGTTCTGCTATCAGTTGCTTTTATATCTACTGCTAAACCTTTGATGTGGCTTGATGTAGGGTTCTTTATAGATTCTTTGTGTTCTGGACTTCTATAAGCAGAATTAATTACAAAAGGCACTTTAGCAAACTCTCTCGCTTTATCTAGCTTAACAAGAAAATCTACATCCATTTTGTATTCTACTTCTTTAAAGTATTTAGTCATTGCTTATTTTATTTATCATTGCTTGTATCTCCTTTGGGTCTACATTTAAACTCATTGACAAACCACCTTGCCATACCCTTTTAAGTTTATTATTTTCATCAAACAATATAATTGCTGGTACAGATTTTACTTGTTCTTTAAACTTCTTTGGTTGGTCATCATAATTAACTTTTAAAACCCTTACGTTTTTAAGTTTGCTTAAATGTTTATAATCGTTGCTTTTGTTCCAACTTGAATTAACATACAATAAGGTTACATCTTGAGAATATAGATTTACAGAAAATAAAAGTGATATTACAAGTAAAAAAGTTTTCATAATTATCTTTTTATTATTTGAAATAGTTTCTCGTCAATTCTATCTAGCTTCTCACTATTCTTATTTACCTTTTCATTGATGTTTATTATCGTAGTACGAACTAATTCATCTTTTAGCTCATACTCTGATTTCTTTATCTCTGGCTCAGGTAATTGCTTTGCAAGTTCAATATCTGATTGTAAAGCGAAATAAACAGATGCTATGGAAACTGCACCAGTAACAATAATACCAATAGTTTTTAAGTCTAGTTGTACTTGTGTATCTTCTGATATTTTATTAGCCATTTTTATTTTTATTTAATAAATACCATTTTTGAACAGTATATCCTATTGTTATACTTAAAAGAATTATTTTTAATCCTACATCTATATTGGTCATTGATATGCCGAAGCTACTTAAATTTATTAATATTGTTTTGTAATCTGAAATCATTTCTTATCTATTGATTTTAACTTCTTAGAAGCCCAATTAATACCTGATGTTCCACCCCAACCTAACCAAGCAACATAACCATTGTCTTTCCAAGGTGTGCTTTTGTTTTCAGGACTTACCTCTGCATTCTTTTTATGTCTTTGAAAAGCTGACATTCTAGCTATTGTTTCCCTGCTTATGTTTTTTCCTTTTGCTAATTGATTTGCTCTAACCCAACCAACTCTAGTCATTCCCTTAACTTCATTTCCGTACTTTTCTTTCCACTTTAAAACTTTCTTAGCATTGTTCTTTGCTGATTCAGGATAGTCGTTATAGGTTTCTAAATTAACCATATTACCCTCAAAAGATTTATAGCATATTGCAATAGCTTCTGACTTATCGTGATAAATCATAAGTTGAGGAACACACCTAATCATATAATCTTTCTGTTTTTCCCCTATTTTTTTGTTTGGTATTGGCATATCTATAAAGTATAATAAATTCCTTTCTTTAAAGTTTTTAATACCTGTTTTCTATTGTCTTTTTCTTTAAAAGAAACGTGAATCCACTTAGGGTTTTCTGAGCCAAATTCCCAAATTAATTGGTCAAAATCTAAATTATCTTTTATGTAGTTAAATAATTCTAAGTTAGTCTTTTCACCTAGTGTAGTAATATCAATAGCATTTCCTGTTAAATGACTTGAAACAGATGAGCCACCTATTCCTGAATTTAATTTATTAGATCTAAAAAAACTATTTACTTTAATAGGATGGTCTGCCCATTCCCTTAATGGTTGAAAAACTTCTTCAGCAACTAGCTTCATATTTTCAATCTGTTGATCATCAGGCTTATTTGCTATCTTATATTTTTTAGCATAATTAGAATATGTTGCTTCTTTGTATGAAATATTTTTACTTATTTTTTTCATAATAAAAATTTAAGTTAAGGTTTAGGCACTTCTGCGTTTCTTGGATATCCGTAAAATTGATGTGCTGCATTGTCAGCTGGATAAACTTCATTACTTCCAAAGTCTAAATCATCTGTACTCATTATATCATAAGCAACACC